GAGGAACTTGCTCTTCTTCAAGCGCACGTTTTACTTCAGCCGCTGTATCTACTTCAACAGATCTCTCTGCTGTTTCGACAGCAACTTCTGGAGCTTCCACGGCAGGAGCCGTATCCACCACAGTTTCTTGTGATTTTTCTTCCATAGATGGAACCGAGGGTGATGCGGTTTGTGCCGCAGAACGTATCTCCTCTTCAGGAGAGTTGTTATCAATATTAATAGTATTAGGTTGTGAGGGTTCAGTCACCTCTTCATCAGGTGAGATTAATGACCGTCCTATGCCAACCGTAGGGTCTGCTGGAATTGGAGTTACGCTGATTTCATGCACCATCCAATCGTCTGCTACAAATTCTCCATCTTTTTCTTCAATATTCTTTATCTGATAACCAAACGATATTCCACGCAAAATTCCATCTTTAACGTCTTCTAAGACTTCAGAAGCAAATTTATTGCGTGAAAAGCGCACTTTTGCATAAGCACGTTTTTTATCTTTGTCGATATATGCCCTTTCAACTATTCCTATATGTCTATCTGGATCGTGATTCCAAAGTAGTGGAGCAGCACCAGAATTAAGCCGACTGAAATCAATTGATTTGTCATCATGCTTTAACACTTCTTTACCAAAATATCTTTCTACTGGATATTCAGAACTAAAAGGAAATTCAAAAGTACGACCTTTTCCAACACTTCTAAATTCTGTAAGCTCTGTTCTTTGAAATTTCTCAGAAAGATCTCTGCTTTCTATAGATGTTTCTTGTTCCATGTTTTCAGAAGAGCGAATGGGCTTGATTTTAGTTAATGCACTAAAACGATGACCAGCATAGATGTCATCAGTTTCTTTATTATCCCTATAAATCTTAATTAGTGCAGCAGGGTTATCTTTTGTACCCACAATTTCAAAACTACTACTAGGAACATTTATACGACCATCTCTAACAACTTTAGTAATTCTGCCTTCGGCTCGATTACCAGAAGCGTTCCACGAAACAAAATCGCCAACTTTCAATTCGTCAGCTTCTGCTCTTACTTCGTCTGTCATTTAGAACGCCTCCTTTTGCGTGTTGGTTTTGGTTTCTCTTCAACTTGACCGACATCAAGCTCAAGCTCTTGTTGAACTGGTTCAAATTGTAAGTCCTTATCTAATGTTATATCTAAATTCTTTGCAATCTCTTGTTCTCTTGCAAGTTCAGCAGCTATATCATCATAATCACCACCATTTGTTGCTGCTATGACTTGTGATTTAGTCATATAGCCAGCTTGCTCTGCTTCCCTATAAGCCTTTACTTCTTTTAAGGGATCTACGAAATGTTGTGCAGGTGGTGTCCATCTTGGCTTGCAATATCTAAGTGGCCTTGCTGAATAATCAGCGAAATCAAGCTCACCACTTAATACAGCTAAAGAAAGCCATTCTTTAAAAACTCGATAATGGAAATTATCTATTAAATAACGCTGAACAAATCTCCAATGCTCCCTATCTTCTAGCAACGACAATCTTGAACTTGAATAATTAGTCTCACTAAAATCTTTACTAATCGTTTCAAACGAACATCCAAAACCAGTAGCAAATCTACGAATTTTATTCTTGACGAACATTTCATATTGCTGGCTTGGATAATCAATATCTGGTACATGAACAGATTCACCTGGCATTAGGTAATTCCATTGACCTGGCTGAAAGTCATTAACTCGTTGACCAGTATCTACATCATCGCCAATCAACTCTCCTTCATTATTTTGAATAAATCCCATTATGCTTGCAGCCGCCCTTGCCCTGACTACCGCAGCTTCTTCGTAGCCCTGTAATTGGTGAGCATCAGCCATCACGCTATGGAACCAAGGCACACCTCTGTTTTGCCCTGGCCTTTCAGGCATAAATAAATGAATTACATCTGACGCTGGCAAGAAGACATGATCTTTCCCTGCATTAGGTGCGTTTAAGTAGTAAGCATCACCTGGATGTCTAGTCAAAATTGCATATCTTTTAGCCTTACCCCACTCATCTACTTCAACACCATTTCTCCACTCATTATTTTTAGCTGTTACTTTGCCGTTATATTCCTCATCTAATAAATCAGCCTCAATCAATTGAAGAGCTAAAGGAACGCCACTATCGCCAAATGGCCTGCGAACAATCCTAAATATTGCCTCACCAGATTCAGGTAATGCTCCTGTGGCTAACCATTCAAATTGATGAAAACTATATCGGCCTGCTGTATCACAATTTTCTGGTCTACACCAATCAGCCCACGCTTCTTCAATCGCTTTGTTGACTCGTTGATCTCTTTTATTACCTCTTACCTGCGTAACTAAAGACTGGAACTTCATACCAGTTCCAACAACATTTATCTGCGTCGTTCTTTTTGCTTGCTTTGCATAGGGATTATTTCTAACCATTTCCCTACTTCTATCTCTCAACTTCCTAAGACTTCCCCTTATCTCAGCGTCAGCACTTAACTGACTACTCATCCAATTAGCTGTCAGTCGATCTGATACCGCACCTTGATAAGCTCTAATTTGTCGTTTTGGTCGAACAATATCTGAAACAGCAGATTGAGCAAACCCATCTCCTGATGTCCAGAATCCTTTCCAAGCATTTACAATTCCCATTGGTTTCCTCAGTTAAAAACGGACAAACAATTGACGAGGATTGCCAAGGCCATTGGCTATCTTTTCAGATGCTTCCTCTCTAGCTAATTCAGCTTTTAAAGTAGCTTCAAGCTGAAGTAAATCTGCTAAATCATATTTTTTAGCACTTCTTGATCCAATCTTATATTCTTTTACTCCTCCACCACTAGCTACCGTCCTAATTGCAGTTTGCACTGTCTCCAAATCTTTTTTAACTTGACTTCTGCCGTCAAAGGCAGCAGCCGTACCGCTATATACAAGAGAAGGTAAAACTTCAAATTGACCACTTAATATTGTCTGTTTTTCTGCTGAAGATTTATCAGCAACTGCTTGGAAATACCAAGTTCCAGCATCAAAATTAGCTGTAACAGTCGATGCAACCGAAAATTGCCAACCCGATAAATACGCTGTGCTAGTAACAGTTGCGCCTTCGGCAGCAGTATTTGTCCTTAAATAATAAGTAACACTCCAATCAGTACTGGTAATAGAGTTACCAAATACATCTTCTGTTTCCGAATCTCGCCATTGGAGTATGTCTCCAGCACGAACTTTAGAAGGAATAGGCATGATTAATCACCAATTAGCGACAAAACTACGCTTTTTAGCTGCTTTTTGTCTCCCTGATCTTAGCGGAACCTCCTGCTTAGGCTCTTCAGGGTTACGCTTCTTTTCTAATTGATCCCAAATTGTTCTTCGATCATATCTTTGTTTAAATCTGCAAAATGCAGCGTAGGCATACACCATTTCGTCTAAAGCCTCGTTTCTAGCATTGCTTTTTTTAACCCAAACTCGTTCTTGGTATCCGTGTTTATATCTCAACACTTGTCTTTCTGCTGTTAACTCTTGAAAGTAATCGGTGGTGATTGTTGGATAGAAATGTATATAACCATCACCTAATTCAGCGTCTTTTAACCTGTTATGAAGTGTTGTCTTTATAGTATCGACCCCAACAGGGAATAATTGAACCCCTTTTCTTAATGCCTTTCCTGAAAAGTTTATATCTACTTTTGTTGGTTTGCCTATCGGTGGTTTACCTTTCTGGCCCATACCCTTAATCCCAATTAATCCTAAGTGAGATCTTTCTCGAACGTACTGGTAAACCTCTTGAGTAAAGTGACCTCCAGTGTCGATTGCTGCTGAATCAATCTTCAACTCAACTCCATCTTCATTTTTATATTTATCCATTAATACTTCATCCATTTGCTTCCATAAATCTGCCCTAGCTGGAGAACCATAAATAACTTTTCGATCTACTAAATACATTTCCTCATTACGACCTATTCCCCAGAGGCTCATAGACAATCTATCGTCTTGCACGTCGCATCCAAGACTCAACATGAGAACTTCTTTTGGAGGTACACCTTTTTCGTACTTTTCAACGGCTGCTCTTTCCATCAACCCATCAGCACCAACCTTGCTTGCGTATTCATCCTCCCAACATTCACCCAATGTCGTATTAATCCACGTCTTTAATTGTTCTGGATCATTTTTACTTAGCAAAAACTCTTCTACTAAGTTCGACCACTCTGCATTTGGTGAATAAGAATAAGCTGCCCAAATATGAAATCCAGCATGACGACCATTACCAGGCTGCGTTGCTCTCCACTCACCACGCTCAACCATCCATCTTTTCTTGCTGTGAGGAATTAATGCACCACATTCTTCACACGCATAAGAAGCAGTCAATGGATCATCATCTTGCCAACGCATGTTAGGCCAACGCAAATACTGCATGTGACCACAATGACAGCATGGAACGTAGTACCTCCTTTGATCCGACTGTTCAAATAATCGTTCTATTCTTGAAAAATCTTTAATAGTCGGTGTACTACCAGCAACTATTTTTCTATTCCAAAAATATTGTGTCCTAGCTATACCAAGCTTAATTTGATCACCTTCTGTTCCAGCCGATGCAGGATAGCCATCCGTTTCATCGAACAGAACTATCCTTCTACTTACTCTTCGGAAACCTCTAGCACTATTTGCACCTACTAAAGATAAAACTCCACCAGGAAATTGTTTCTGTAAAATTGTATTATTACTGTCCCTTGTTTTAGCATCACTTACCAAATTTGTTAAAACTTTAGTGTCTCTAATCATAGGTGCTATCTCCTCTTTTGAGTAACCAGCAGCGTCCTCAATTGTTGGTTGCACCACCATTATTCCGCAGGGGTCTTGATGGATATGGTAAGCAATAATGTGATTTAAAATCTTAGAATATCCAACCCTAGCTGACTTCATCACCGTAACTTGTTCAATCTTAGGATCAGTAATTGCATCCATCATCGCCTTTTGATAAGGCAAAGTGTGCCATCTTCCACCTTCAGCACTTGACTCAGCACTTAAATACGCATATTCATCAGCCCACTCACTAAGAGTTAACTTTTTAGGTGGCTTAAATGCTAAATAAGCACTTTTTTCTAACTCAGAAATGCTGGTCATGCTGCTTGTGGTTCAGCTAATTCTTCTAAAGCTTCACGAATAATGTCATCTAAATGAGCCATTGCATTGGTGTCTAGGTCAGGAATCCTTTGTTTTGCCTTTGTTGGTACACCTAAAAGCTTGGTTCTGGCTGTAGCAATAATATTTTCCCAACTTGTACGCACTTCATCCATCGAAACTAAGTCATCTTCCTTCTGTTTACGCTCTAGCTCTAATAATTCAGCCCTTAAATGCTCAGTTCTAGCCCTACTTTCATCATATTCAGGGATAGATTCGTATGTTTTGCTATTTCTCTTTCTACCACTTCCTACTTTTTCAACTCTGGGGCCAGATGACTTCTTTTTTAACTCATTCCACATCGTATCGCTGTTAATCAAAATATTTCCTTGGGCATCCTCCATTGCGGTCAACTTGCCCCTTTTTATGGACATGTAAACCGATTGCAAAGTCACCCCCAATTGCTCTGCTGCTTCCTTCCGTGAAATAAGTGGCATGTAACAGAATCGTATGTTTGTTACATTAGCGCATCTTGTTACATGTGCTATAATGTTCGGCCTTTACTAGCGTCTTAGATAAAAAATGCTTATCCTTTAACATCTTTAACAAACTAATAAAGTCTGTGCCTAGATAATTTTTGCGCCAT